TATAAGTAAAGTAAATTTATTTTTATTGAATAAAAAGAAAGGAAGTAAAATGAACGAAAAAGATATAGACAGAATAGCAGATAAGATATTGGAAAAGATGAGGAATGATAAGGAAATAAAAACTGAGAAACAACTGACACCGTTTCAGAAGACGGAGAAGTTATTATCAGAACTATTACTACTGAAAGGAGCTATTGATTCTAAAAATATGCTCATAGAGGATTTAAGAAAAGAGGGCATATCAATTCAGAAAAGAGAAGCAGGAATGAATGTCCAGTCAAGTAAAGTATATTTATCAGAACTAGAAAAGGTGGAAAATAGGATAGAGAAACTTCAGGAAGAAATTATCAGGATAGAAAATGTCGTAAATATGGTTGAGAGGGCATTGGATACAATCAAAAACAATAAGCATTATGACATAATAGAAATGAAATATTTTGAAGAGCTGACGTTTGAGCATATAGCAGAAAAGTTAAATATAAGTGTTATAACTGCAAAGAGATATAAAAACTATATGATTAGGCAATTACAACTGGTTATTTTTTCGGATGATGTAATAAAAAATATTTTGAATTGATTTTAAAGACCTGAAAGTATTGAGGAGTTTATAGAGTACCAAAAATAAATAAAAAGGAGAAAATGATATGAATTTGATAAAAGTGAGTGTAGAAAATATAAATGGAGTATTAGTAACAACAAGTAACAGGGTAGCGGAAGAATTGGGAGTAAATCATAAAGATTTATTAGAGAAAATAGAGGGGTATATTGAAAAATTTACGAAAGCGGAAAGTTCCGCTCTCGGAGAAAGTATTGATTTTAAAGAGTTTTATATACCGAGCTCCTATAAAGTGAAAGGTAACTTTAAAAGTTATAAAAATTATTTAATTACAGAAAAAGGAATCGCACAATTAGTTGGAGGATATAGTGCAGCAGTACCAATAGCCTTTGATTTAAATGTTGCCTATATCAACAAATTTGAAGAGATGAAAGAAACTTTAAGAAAGCAGAAAACTTTATCAATTCCTGAACAATTATTGATAAATGCCCAGTATTTGGTTGAAGTTGAAAAAAGAATGAATTCAGTTGAAGAAAATATTGAAGAGTTCAAGAAAGATATTTCAAGACTTGAAAATAATCAGCGAAGAGAAGTTACCAGCAATCATCTAACAGTAATAGCCTATGCTAATATGAAAGTGATAAAATCTAAAAGTTATCATGCACCTTCAATGGGAAAGAAAGCCACTAAGATATGCAAGGAAAGAAATTTAAGAACGGGTACAGTAGTAGACAGCAAGTATGGATTAATCAATACATATCCTACGGAAGTGCTGGATGAAATATTTTTTTAAAAAAATATTGACAAGTTAGTCCCAAATATATTATAAAATATCTGGGACTAATAAAGGAGATTGAAAAATGGAAAAACGAGAACTCAATATCTCTTTTTATAAAGCTGGAAATGGTACAGCAACAAGATTAACAGTACCAATAAAATGGTTAAGAGAATTAGGAATAACTCCTGAAGAAAAAGGAATTGACTTAATTTTTGACAAAGAGAATAAACAGCTTATAATAAAAAAGAGATAAGAAAAAACCCTTTAAAGTCCCATTAAAGACAATAAAGGGTAGGTATGTCATAAAACATTCCGTGCAAGAATATTTTATCACATTTTGCCCTAAAAATAAATAATTTTAGGAGGAAAAAACATGACATTTAAGGAAGAACTAGGCTTTGAAATTACAAAGGTATTTTTCAATGATTACAATGAGGAGTTAAAAGAGGAAGAGAAAGCATTTTCAAAAGAATTTTTAAAAGTGGAAGATGAACTGAAAAAGATAGGGAAGAACTTAATAGAATTTGAAAAAGTGCTGGACAGCTATATTGAAAAATTGAAAGCGGAATATTTTAAAGCAGGAACAAAAATGACGGAACTTGTATACAATTCTGATGTAAAAGAAGCCTTAGAAGAGTTGGGAGCATAGTATAATAGGAGGATAAAAGAATGAATTTAGTAAAAATAGAAAATAAAAATACAATGACAAGTAGAGAAGTTGCCGAAATAACAGGTAAGGAACACAAAAATGTTTTAAGAGATATAAAAGATGAGATTGAAAAACTTGAAAAACAGGGCATTAGAGCTGAGCTCATTTTTGAGCTGAGCGAATATACAGATAATACAGGAAGAAAATTGCCATAGTATGAGTTAACAAAAGAAGGAGTATTACAGTTGGCGGCTAGATACGATGCGGTTGTAAGATTCAGACTAATAGAAAAAGTGACAAGACCAAAAGAATACAGTCAAAAAGAATTACTGCTAATGAATTTGGAAGCTATCGAAAGAATAGAAGAGCTTGAAGAAGAAAATCAGATACAGAAGCAGGTCATAGCAGAGTATAAGACAGTCAAGGAATATGTAGATACAATACTTTCAAGTGAAGATACAATGTCAATAACACAGATTGCAGCAGATTATGGACTGAGTGCAATGGTACTGAATGGGATATTGAATGAAAACAGGGTTATAAGAAAAGTTGGAAATCAGTGGATATTGTATGTTGAGCATATGAATAAAGGATATACAAAGAGTGAAACAATAACATTAAAGAGGAAAGATGGAACGGACAAGGTAGTTCCAAATACAAAATGGACACAGAAAGGAAGATTATTTATACATAATCTGCTTGAAAGTCTAGGGATAAAAGCAAATATGGATAAAGAAAGAGAAGGAGCATAAAACAGAAAAAAATGAAAAATGATACTTTTTTGATATTGTACATAATTTTTAATATGTTATAATATGATAGAATGAGGTTTTAGGATTTGAGATAACTTTGTCGAGGTGAGTTTTTCAAACTATACACCTGACTATCAAAGGCAGTATAAGAGCTGTCTTTTTTTATTTACAAGAAACGAGGTGAAGTAGCATTGAAATTAAATGCAAGACAGAAAGCTTTTTGTGAATATTATGTAGCTAGTGGAAATGCTACTGAATCCGCAATAAAAGCTGGGTATAGTGAAAGCTATGCGAATAAAAGGGTACATGAACAGCTGAAAAGAAAAGAAATATCTAATTACATTAAGAAATTACAGGAAAAAGCAAAAACAGGCAGAATAATGACAGCTATTGAAAGAAGAGAATTTTTAACAGAAGTTATTAAAAATAAATATGAAAAGTTACAGGATAGATTAAAAGCACTGGATATTTTAAATAAAATGGATGGTGAATATATTGAAAAAATGCAACTATCTGGACAGATAAATACTAATCCTCTTTCAGGACTGACTACTGAGGAATTAAGAGCATTAGCTGGTGGCAAGAATGGATAAAATGGAAGTGATAAGATTTGAGGCACTTAAGGAATTATCACGCAGAAACTTATTAGATTTCCTTATTTTTGATGGAAACGGGAGATATAAGAATGCAAGACATATCCAATTTTTAACGGATAAGGCACAGAAATTTGTTGAAGATGTCAAGAATGGGAAAAGTCCACGGTTATTTATCAGTATGCCGCCAAGACATTCTAAGTCTGAAACTATGACTAAAAAATTTCCTGCATGGATAATTGGGAATAATCCTGATTATGAAATCATAATTGCAAGTTATTCAATGGACTTGGCAAGGGATTTTGGGAAAATTGCCAGAGATACCTATAGAGAACATAGTAAGAATGGAACGGGGATTTTTAATAATATCATAGACAGAGATAAGAGTGCTGGAGACAACTGGGGCATTTCAGAACACAGAGGAGCCGTTGTCAGTACAGGAGTTGGAGGAAGTGCAACGGGGAAAGGAGCACACATTGCAATCATAGACGATCCGTTCAAAAATAGAGAAGATGCAAATAGTAGATTGCAACGTGACAAGGTCTGGGCATGGTATCAGTCAACAATCCGTACAAGATTAGCACCTGGAGGTGGAATTATAATTATTCAGACCAGGTGGCATGAAGATGATCTTGTTGGAAGAATAATCAAGGAAATGGAAAATGAAACAGGAGAAACTTTTGAAAGTATTGTATTACCGGCTATAGCTGAAGAAAATGACATCTTGGGAAGAAAAGTAGGAGAACCTTTGTGGGAAGAACGGTATGGAATTGATGAACTGAAAAATATAAAAAAAGCAATAGGGAGCAGAGAGTTTTCGGCATTATATCAACAGAAGCCTCAAATTGAAGATGGTGGATTATTTAAGCGTCAATATTTTAAATATTTTGATGTAAAGAATGATTTTATTATAGCTGATAATAAAGTTATTAATATAAAAGACTGCTTTTATTTTCAGACAATAGATACAGCAATGAGTATACATAAAAATAATGACTTCACGGCAATAGCAACATGGGTTTGCGACAGGGAGTGGAATTTGTATTTAATTGACTTAATGCTTGAAAGATTGGAAGTACCGGACCAGTGGAATGTAATTAAGCAGTACAGAAACAAATATAAATTACAATTTCAGGCAATAGAAAGTAAAAGTAGCGGTATCGGGATAATGCAACAGGCAAAGCGTGAGGGGATGCCATTAAAAGAATTGAAAGCCGACACTGATAAAATGACAAGAGCGTTAAATATTTCAGTTATGTTTGAAAATGGAAAAGTATTTTTAAACAAAAATCTTGAAAAGTTATTGGAACTAGAAGATCAGCTGTTAAAATTTCCAAATGCTGCATACGATGATGCTGTAGATGTTTGCAGTTATGCAGGAATAGTTGTAAATGATTTAATACAAAATTCAAAAAGATATATAAGAAAATTTATAAGCGTATAGGAAGGAGGAAATGTGAGTATCAGGGAAAATGTAGTAAGTGCGTTAGTGAAAGAAATAATATCATTAGGTTCATCTTCAAGCGGAGAACAGAACATAGATGATAAGTTGCTGGAACAGATGTTAAAGGATATGGATATTGCTCAGGCGTTACAGCTTATGACGCAGGCAGTCACATCTAAGGAATGGAAAATTGAAACGGACTCTCCGGAGTATACAGAAGTTGCAGAAAATATCCAGCAGAGACTAAACAATCTTAATATATCAAAGTTACTGGAAAATATTTT